ACTTAGTTCCTGGACAAGATTTAACAGTATATCCTGGTAAAGTTTTTAGAAGACAGGGCGGCGCTCCTGGTCAAGCTATCTTTGGTACAAAGTTTCCAAATGTATCCAATGAAAATATGCAATTGTTTGATAAAGCGAGACAACTTGCTGACGAAAGCACAGGTCTACCTTCATTTGCTCATGGACAAACAGGTGTTCAAGGAACTGGTAGAACAGCATCGGGTATATCGATGTTAATGAATGCTGCAAGTGTGTCAATTAAGACAGTTGTTAAAAATCTAGATGATTATTTATTAAGACCTTTAGGAGAAAGATTATTTGCATTTAATATGCAGTTTGACTTTGATCCAGAAATTAAAGGCGATTTAGAAGTTAAAGCTAGAGGAACAGAAAGCTTGATGGCTAACGAAGTCAGAAGTCAAAGATTAATGCAGTTCTTACAAGTTGCAAGTAATCCTGTTCTAGCACCATTTGCTAAGATGGATTTTATAATAAGAGAAATAGCTAAGTCTATGGATTTAGATCCGGACAAGGTGACGAATAATATGGCTGAAGCAGCTAGACAGGCAGATCTGTTTAAAGATTTTAGACAGGAATTGCCACAGCCAGAAATGGAAGGACAGCCAGTAGCTGGAGTAAATCCAGCAGATACAGCAGGCACAGGGGGTGGAACTATAGGAACAGGACAAGCACCAGTTCCGGGCGAACAAGGATTTACAGGCAATGATCAACAAGCAAACACTGGGCAAACTCAAGCCCCTAGTCAACAACCAGAAACTCCACAACAGTTTCAATGATTATTTGGAAGAGTTAATTAAGCAGGAATACCTAACATTAGAAAGTGCAACAAGTGTAGTGCTAGTTAATAGATCACAAGGTAAGATTCAAGCCTACAAAAGGCTTATGTATTTAAGAGAGGAAGTAAACAATGCTGAAGGATGAGGGAAACACAGTTGATCCTATAAGTGGTAATGAAGTACCACCGGGAGCTATGCAAGAAGAAGTAAGGGATGATGTTCCTGCACAACTATCTGAAGGAGAATTTGTATTTCCGGCAGACGTTGTACGATATTGGGGTTTAAGTACACTAATGCAAATGCGACAGGAAGCTAAACAAGGTTTATCTCAAATGGATGCAATGGGTCAGATGGGTAATTCTGAAGAAGCTGTTATACCTGACGATGTAGGTCAATTTCCAATTCCAGACGTAAATATTGATGAACTAATGCAACAGCAACCACAACAACAAATGGTTGCTAAGGGTGGTGACATTAAAAAGTTTAATGAAGGTGGAGATGTTTCTTATGAAGATGTAATGGGAACTAGTCCATTTGAAATACCTGCATTATCTTCTGTACCTACTGCTTATATAAACAAAAAAACAGGACAGATAATTTATTTACCTCATGATGCTGAAGGCAATCTAATGATTGGTGATGGAAAACCCCCTGCTGGATATGAATTAGCATCTGAAGCAGACTTAGAAGACACACCAGAAGAAGCTGCACCTCAAGTCCAACAAGTTCAAGTTGAAGATAACTCAGATAATAAAGACAAGTTAGGAAATAATCCTGAGTATAGTGGTGGTGGAACACGGATAGGAAATCAAGATTTTGCAATTAAATATGGTGCTGATGGACAGGTATTTATAGCAAGTGAAGCATCAGATAGAGAAGCAGGATTTAGTTCTCCACAATGGATGGAATTAACACCAGAAGTCGCAGGAGAACTTGGATTTACAGATAATAATAATGTTGAATTTGGAGGAGTGAAAGGTGTTTCAAAAGACAGTTTAATAAAAGAAGCTTCTTTCGGAACAAGTGCAGGTGGATGGATGGGTAATCCAGAAAGAGAAGGAGCAAAGGAAGCTGCTCAAAAAACTATATCTGGTTTTACTACTGCTAGAAAGAATGCTGATGGGTTATTGACATCTTATCAAGATCATTTATTTGAAAAAAATAAACAAAAGCAAGTAACAAACGATAAATATTTTGGTGGTATAAATAAGGTATTAAATACTGTTGGTGATTTAGTAAATACAGTATCTAATCCTTTAAGTTTAGTTGCTCAGAAAGTATCTGAAAATACAAACAATAATACAAATAATACTTCATCTAATAACAATAATAACAATAACAATAACGATAATAACGATAATAATAATAATCAAGATGGAGAAACACCGATACAAATAAGTGATGACCCATCATCAGATAAAGATGATCCATTTGAAGATGGTTATTATGCTGGTATGAATACAGGTGGATTAGCATCAAAGAAAAGGAAGTATTCCAAAGGGGGAAAAGTAAAGAAGAGTAAAAAAGGTCTGGCAACCCAATTAGAACTAGGAATATGAAAGGACTAAGATATGGCTGAAGTAGCTATTAAAGAAGAAAAGAAAGTTAAAGGCTTTATGCCTTACAAAAATACTAAAACTGTAGAAGATGAAGAAAAAGAGCTGAAAGAAATGGAAGAAGCTCATGTAAAAGTGGCTGAAGCTGACGTAAAAAAAGTTGAAAAGGAAATTGCTGAACTAGATGAAAATCTAGATGCAGAAGAAAAGTCTTTTAAAAAGAGATATGGTGATTTACGAAGGCATACTCAGAAAAAAGAGCAAGAGTTTCAATCACAGTTAAATGAATTAAAATCCCAACTAGCTGAGTCAACAAAGCAAAATATTAAACTTCCTAAGACAGAAGAAGAAATAGATGCTTGGGCAAAGGAATATCCTGATGTTGCAGGTATAGTTGAAACAATAGCAACTAAGAAAGCTATGGAACAGGCTAAAGACCTTGAAGACAGAATGAAGCAGATTAATGAAATGCAATCTGATGCTAAAAGGGAAAAGGCCGAAGCTGAATTACTAAGAGTTCATCCTGACTTTGAAGAAATAAAAGAAAGTGATGATTTTCACGATTGGGCTGAAGCACAGCCTAAATGGGTACAGAATGCTTTGTATGAAAATGAAGACGATGCTTCATCTGCTGCACGAGCGATTGATTTGTATAAATCTGATAAAGGTTTAACTAAAAAAGCTAAAAAAAGCAGTGCAAGCGATAAAGATGCAGCAATGGATGTAAAAGCTTCATCTGCTAGAACAAATGTCACTGACAATCAAAGTAAGGTATTCCGTGAAAGCGAAATAGCAAATATGTCGGATAAAGATTTTGAAAAACATCAAGATGCTATTTTGGCTCAACAACGAGAAGGTAAAATAATTTTAGATATGTCAAGAAGAAGTTAAAAAATTACTTGACAAATCTATTACTATAGTGTATAACTATAGAATATCAAACCCCTGTATGTATTTATACAGCTACGTTTAAACGAATTTCCAAAAGTAAATTGTAAAAGATCACTCTGCTGTATACAGCCCGAAGGCATTCGCACCTGTATTAAACTCAGACCTCTAGTACGTTGACAAAGGAATAATATAATTATGTCAATGGAGGATTATTATGGCATTAGGAACTGCGTTAGGTACAAGTCCTAACTCTGGTATTAGTAACCACTTAGATGGTGGTAACTGGTCACCAACAATTTTTAGTAAGAAAGCTCAAATTGCTTTCAGAAAAACTTCAGTAATTGAAGATATATCAAACTCAGATTATTTCGGTGAAATCGCTAACATGGGTGACACTGTTAAAATCGTAAAAGAGCCAGATATTACTGTGAATGCGTACACTCGTGGTACAGACATCACTAAGCAAGCTTTAGATGACAATGCATTCTCTCTAATCATCGATATGGCGAACTATTTTGCGTTCTCCCTAGATGATGTTGAAGATGCACTAACTCACATCAATTGGATGGAGATGGCTTCTGATAGAGCAGCATATAAGCTTAGAGATAGCTACGACAGAGACGTACTTCAGTACTTAACTGGTTGGCAAAATGACAGCAGAAACACAACTGCTAGAGGAGTAAAGGCTAACTCTGGTGCTGGTACAGACGAACTATTAGCAGCTAATAAGTTAGACATTACTGACTTTGGTGGTGCTGAACTAACTGGTGGTAATGATGTAACTGCTGTTCCAATTAAGGCAGATGGTACATATACACCACTTACTGTTATTAACAGAATGAAAAGAGTACAGGATATAAACAACGTACCTGCTGAAGGCAGATGGTTAGTTGTTGATCCAGTATTTGTAGAAGCTCTAATGGATGAGTCTTCTAAGTTTATCAATAATGACTATGGCTCTGCTGGAGACATGCTCAGAAATGGTAAAATTGGTGCTCAAGTTAGAGGATTTAGAATTTATGTTTCTAATAATCTACCTTCTGAAGGAACAGGTGCAGCTACAGTAACAGCCGCAACCGGTTCTGAAACTAACTTTGGAGTTATTGTCGGAGGACATGACTCAGCCGTAGCAACTGCTCAACGAATTAATAAAGTTGAAACAGTTCGTGACAATGATCACTTTGCTGATGTTGTCAGAGGATTGCATATGTATGGTGCTAAGATTCTTAGACCAGAAGCAATCGTTACATGTAACTATAACTTAGGTTCTGCGTAAGTTAATTAAGGAGAGTGGTGTAAAAACTGCTCTCCTCTTTTTGTTTTTTAGGGGAATTTTAAATGTCAAATATGTCTGATTACCTAGAACTTAAAGTTCTTGATCACACACTTGGTACAACTTCATACACTGCTCCTACAGTTTATTTAGCTTTGTATACTTCTATGCCAACTGATAGTTCAGCAGGAACTGAGGTTGCTAGTGGTAGAGGATATGCTAGACAACCCGTAGCTTTTAGTGCAGCTTCAAGTGGTTCAGCAGCAAACTCTGCCGTTGAAACATTCGGGCCAAACACAACTACAAACTGGGGAACTGTAACAGGTGCAGCACTTGTTGACAGTGGAACAATTGGTGCAGGAAATGTGCTATATTATAAAGCCTTTTCATCATCTCGTGCCGTTGTTGTAGGAGATAAAATTGAATTTGCAGCAGGGTCTATTACTGTAA